TTGTTAAATAATCCCAAAATGAAAAAATTCCTAATCATCGCAATTATTCTGTTTGCAAGTTGCAAACCAACAAAAACCATCATCAAAGAAAGCACGATTGTTAAATATGATACCATCCACACATCAAATGTTATTTATAAAACAAAGGCGATCCGTGATTCAATTATCATCGAAAATCCGTGCGATTCTGCGGGCATTTTAACGGCCTTTTATTCGAAATTTGTAATACCACAAGGCACAATCACATTGCGTTCAACACGTGGCAGAATTGAGGCCAAAATTGATATTGATTCAATCGAATCTGTTTACAAATCCAAATACCAATCATCAAAATCAGAAAATGTTCGAATTTCGAACAAAGAAGTGATCAGAAATGTGGTGCCATCGTGGGCCATAATCACCATCTTTTTTGAATCAGTCATCATTATCGGTTACGTGTTCTATAAAACAAGGCTGATTATTTTTTAACTTGCAATAAAATAAGCAGGTAGAAAATGGCATCATTAACCGGTCAATTAGTAGCGGAAACATACAAAGCATTGTTGAAAACAATCGACAATGACATCCTAACAGCAAGCGAAAAGCAAATCACAGATGGTTTTGGCGGTGGTTCAAATGTTTTCATTGATTCACAAGGTTTTTTAAGAGCAAATAAATACAAGGTCACTAATGGTTTAGCAACGCAATTTTTAAAAGCGGATGGATCATTGGATGCAAATACCTATTTGACCGGCATCACAAGTTCACAAATCATCACGGCATTAGGGTACACACCGGTGACAAATGCACGCACATTGACAATCAATGGCACGACATATGATTTGAGTGCAAACAGATCGTGGACAATTGCAGGAACAGCAGCGGTTTGGGGAAACATTTCAGGCACATTATCAGATCAAACAGATTTACAAAATGCCTTAAATGCCAAATACAATAATCCAACAGGTACAATATCACAATACATTCGTGGTGATGGAACGTTGGCAACATTCCCAACATTACCGGGTGGTTTACCAACAGGTGGAACAGCAGGCCAAATTTTGGCCAAAATTGATGCTACTGATTACAATACCCAATGGATTGATAATTATGCAACACAGACCAAAAATGAGGTCAAATTGGGTGCAGCATTAACCAAAGGAACACCGGTGTATGTTTCATCGGCCAATGGAACAAATATGATTGTTTCTGCGGCATCGAATACATCTGAGGCAACATCATCAAAAACGTTTGGTTTACTTGAAACAGGTGGTGCATTAAATGATCAGGTTAAATGCGTTACATTTGGTTTATTAGCCGGATTAGACACATCAACAGCACAGGCAGGTGATGCGGTTTGGTTGGGGCCAAATGGAACATTATTATATGGTTTAGCAAATAAACCGGTGGCACCGGCACACATGGTTTATATTGGTGTTGTGACACGTGTACAATCAAACAATGGTGAAATCTTTGTAAATGTTCAAAATGGATTTGAAATTGAAGAATTACACGATGTATTGATTCAATCAAAAGCTAATAATCAGGGATTATTTTATGAATCATCCACAGGATTATGGAAAAATAAGAGCATTGCAACCGTATTGGGATATACACCACAGGCACAATTAAATGGCACCGGTTTTGTAAAAGCATCAGGCACAACGATTTCATACGACAATTCAACGTATTTAACAACAGAGGATGCGGCATCAACATATCAAAGATTGGATAAAATGGTTTCCAATTTGCTTGCAAGTTCAACGGAATACCCAAATTCAAACGCAGTTATCAACGCATTAGCACTAAAAGCAGATGCATTGAATCCGGTGTTTACAGGATACATGACCATTTCAGGGGCAGAACCTAAATTGTATTTCACAGACACGGATCAAAACCCTGATTATTTTATTGGGGCAGATGCAGGATTTTTTAGAATATACGATCAAACAGCCGGTGCAACACGTTTTGTGATTAATTCATCAGGTGTGACAACCATTGCAGGTGATTTAATTGTTGGAACCATTGCAAAGTCAGGCGGTACAGCAACACAATTTTTGAAGGCAGACGGATCAATTGATTCAAGTACATACGTAACATCGGCAACATTGGCCAATTATTTGTTGATTTCAACGGCAGCAAGTACATACCAACGTTTGGATAAAATGGTGTCGAATTTATTGGCTAGTGACACAGAATATCCAAATTCAAATGCGGTGTTGGCTAAATTGGCTTTAAAAGCGGATGCGGCAAATCCTGTATTCACAGGGGATATGACAATCAGCGGAATTGCACCAAAGTTATATTTTACCGATACAGATAATAATCCGGATTACACACTATTTGTTGATTCAGGGTATTTCCGTATTTATAATCAAACGGCAGGACAGACAAAATTTGTAATTAATTCAGATGGTGATGCGACATTCACAAATTCAGTCACGGCATCATCATTTATTGGAAATATAACAGGTTCGGCAGGATCAGTTGCGTGGTCAGGTGTCACAGGAAGGCCGACAACATTATCAGGATACGGAATTACTGATGCCGTAAAAGCAATTCAGGGGATTGACACACCAATGACAACATTAGGGGATTGGATTGCTATGTCCACAACATCAGGAATCACAACAAATTGGGTTCACGTTTTGAATATGTCTTGGGTAAATTCACAAGATAATTGGGTTTCACAATTAGCATTTGGTGTTCAAGCAGGAACAGGTGCATTTTATAGAACAACATCGGGGGCAATAACATCTGCATCTTGGGTTCCTTTATTAGATGCAACAAATTATGGTTCATACGCATTGCCATTATCAGGTGGAACAATTACCGGGATAATAAACAATACCACAACGTATATTGGTTATAGAGCACAAGTTAATGGCACAACAGCAATTTGGCGAGGCATAATTGGATCATATAATGCATCATCAGATGTTGCAACATTTATTGGTAATTATGCAGGCAGATCAGGTATTTATGGGCATAGTAATTCAATGGGTGCATGGAATACATTGCGTTTAAATTCATTAGGAATTTACGGCATGGGCAAAGTAATATTATCAAATAATACCGTTGTAAATGCAAATGATTCGGATACAGAATATGGCATTATTCATGCAGGAAATATTGGTTCACAATCTGTTAATTATGCCAATTATTCAGGATATTCATTGCAATTAAATGGATATGCAAATCAAACAGAATATACTATTTTAACAGGCCCTGCAAATGGCCCTGTTTGGAAAGTTAGATATGATAGTGCCACAGCAAATAGGTATTTTGATCTTGGCTTTAAAGACGGGAACGGAGTTTATTCAGAAGGATTAAAAATTTATAATGGAGGATCACCTACATGGGCAGGAAATCCATTATTACATTCAGGTAATTATGGGTCTTATGCTTTACCATTAAGTGGTGGCACTATGACAGGTGGAATTGCTATGGGTGGTAATTATATTACAAATGTTGCACAATTATCGCATACTAATGGAACAATAATTTTATCAGGAAATTTGCATATAGATGCATATAATGGTAATACTATTTATTTACAATATTATAATCGAGGAGTTACATTGCAATCATATTGTGGATATAATCTAAATGGATATAATATAACAGGAGCAGCAAATATTTTGGCATCGGATTCTGTTGATATAGGATCAAATTCAGGAAATAATGTTGGGGCTAAAATTTATTATTCATCATCATATTATGGTAGAATACGTTTTTACAATGATGGGAATAATGGATCAACAATTCATTCTTTTGGAACATCTTGGGTTGGTGGAGTTTCACAAGGTTATATTAATATTGATGGTCAAAATGGGGTAAATTTTGGTGCATGGAATGATCCTGATTTTGGAGTTGCAAAAGGAGGTACAGCAACAGCTTATCGTTCATTAAATGTAAATGGAGGAGGTACACATAGCGGAACAACATATTTTGTTGGAAATGGAAATACAGGTTCAGTTGCAGGAATTGGATTAAACGTTTATTCTAATAATGGAAGTGGTGCCGTAATGGCATTTCATAGGGGCGGATATTATGCCGTTAATATGGGATTAGATTCTGATAATGTTTTCAGAATTGGAGGTTGGAGCGCATCAGCAAATCGTTTGCAATTAGATATGAGCGGAAATTTAACATTAGCTGCTAGTGTAAATGCCCCTAGTGGATATGTATCAACACCAAATCCTTGGAGTACAAATAATTCAGCATTTTTTCCTAATGGAATTACAACAGCAGGTACTACAAATTGGATTTACGGATCTATAACATATATTGGAAACGCTCCGTCAAATGGTGCAGGTCATCAATTTAATTCTAGCGGTAGTGCAACAAGTACAGGAGGATACACAGCAGCAGCATTTTACGAATCATCAGATTTTCGTTTAAAAACATTAATTGAACACAATCCAATAATTAATGGAATTGAGCATTTAGAAGCCAAATTATACGAAAAGAATGGCAAAATTGAATTAGGATATTTTGCACAGGATGCTGAAAAATTAATGCCATATGCGGTAACAAAAAATGAAGACGGATTCTTGAATTTATCATATCGTGAGGTACACACGGCTAAAATTGCACGATTGGAAAAAAGGGTTGCAGAATTAGAAAAACAATTAAACGCAGCATAATATGCAATGGACATCAGTCGCATCAAATCAAACGTGTTCGTGGGATAGCTTAATCAATGCCTGCAATAATGGATATTTTTTGCAATTATTACCAATGCCACCATCAGGTGAATCAGCAAGCCGTTGCGTTCGTAGGGAATTGATACAATCATATATTGATATTCAATCATCGCCATTATCGGGTGTTCCAAACAATGAATTGGTGGTAAAAAGCCAATTGGTGGCAAATACATACACATATTATCAATTAAATTCCTGTTCAGGTGGTGCCGCTGCATGGACACGTATTGCCCCAACATTGGGATATGGTCAAAGATATATTTTTCCGGGTGGTGGGCCATCATATTATTGGTTTAATGGAGTAACACAAGGGCCACAAACAAATATTCCATCAGGTTACAATGGATCAATTCAAATTGTAAGTGGTGCAACGTATTGTCCATAATCAGTATATTTGCATATTAAACAACCAAATCAACATAAAATGAAAAAGAAGTACGCAGAAATCATTGTTTTGTCACGTGTTTTAAAACATTTTGCCGGTGATCAAAAGACAAAGGCACAAAAGAAATTGGCTAAAATTGAAGAAAAATTGAAGCCATATTTGGATAAATACGAGGAACAGGCTGAGGAATACAGATTGGACAATGCATCAGTTGATAAAGATGGCAATCTAATTTTAAAAGAAAATGGAGGCTATTCATATACAAAAGACGGATTGAAAAAATTGACAGAGAAATCAAAAGCATTGAATTTAACTGAGGTTGATTATGAGCCAATTCAAATCATTAATCCGGAAGGTTTAGAAGAATTTGGATTCCTTAAAGATTGGATTGTGGGTGTTGAGTTTACGAACATTGAAGAAGAAATAGAACTATAAAATGAAAACAATCAAACCGATTTCCATTTGGGACAATGGATCAGTACAAGAAGCGACAATTTTGGATGCATATGCAACAAATGTTTCTTTGGGCAATTCAGCAACATTTTCATATTCGTTGTATAAGCCAAACACCGACATCACAATGATGAAACAATTAGCATTTGGCACATTAATTATGACAGGTGAGGCATATGCACAATGGACAATTGATTCATATGCGTGGGATTGGGTAGCAGAACAATTAAATTTGGTAATTACAGGCGAATATATTCCACCGATGCCACCGGTTCCACCAACACCGGAACCCTTATTGACGGAAAACGAATCACCTGCGGTTTAATGGCATTAGTAAACGGCACCAATGTTGTTTTGTATGAAGGCGATGTGGCATTAGGACATTCCAAAAATGCCACGATGTCTTTACAAATGGATATGGCCGAATTTACCAATAAAGATTCGCAAGGTTGGAAAGAGGTATTGGCCGGTAAACGATCAGCATCCTTTTCAGCCGAAGGATTGGTGGATTATTCCGATCAGGTTAATTTCAACCAATTTGCAGACAGAATCATCACACGATCTGAGGTGCAATGGGTATTTCAAACGGAAGGGATGTTTTACTATGGATTGGGATACATTAACAATGTGGAACAGGTTTCACAAATGGAAAACGTTTCAACGTATTCGGTTGATTTTACAATTTCAGGCCGTATTTATACCGATGCTCGATTGATATGGAATCAGGTGTTTACCAATTGGGAAAACTTAAATATTCAATGGCAAAATCTATAATGCATTTTGAATATATTTGCATAAAATAAGAGCATAAAATAAAACAAAAATATGGCAACATCGGGAGTATTTAACGGCACGAACCTATTGATCAAAGTTGAGGGGACTGCAATTGCACACACGACATCTTGCACATTGTCTATTTCACAAGACATTGCAGATGCAACAACAAAAAATTCAGGCGGTTGGTCTGAGGGAATCAGCGGTTTACGTTCAGGTGAAATTTCATTTGATGGTTTAGTAAACTACGCATCTGCGGCAAATGCTGAGGAATTAGTTGATTACGTATTGAATCGCACGGTTGTTACTTGTGTATTCGGTACATCAGCAACAGGTGATGTGATTTACACAGCAGAAGGTTACATTGCATCAATCGAGCAATCAGCAGAGATGGAAGCGGCGGTGACATTCTCAGGTTCAATCACATTGACAGGGGCAATCGTAAAATCAACAAACGCATAATTTGTTGATTGCAAAAATATACTCCCGGCATCAGCAAAATGGTGCCGGGTTTTAAAGTTTAAACACCTAATCAAACACAATGGAAAATCGCAAACGTGGTTATTGTCAATTGAATATTGGCGGTAAAGATCGCACACTACATTTTTCGATGAATTTTTGGGTTGCATTTGAGGATGCAAGCGGTCACAAAATTTCAGAAATCGACAAAGTCTTTTCATCAGGTATTTCATTAAACACAATGCGTGCATTAGTATATGCAGGTATTTTGGCATATGATCAAGAAAATGGAAATCCTATTGATTACAACGTATTTCAGGTAGGATCGTGGATGGAGGATATGACACCTGATTCATTAACATTATTGGTGAATACTTTAATGGAATCAAGAATTTTAGGCAATGACCTGAATGCCGGTGTACGTAGAAACGTTGAAAAATCGACAAAAAACCCAAAGCAGATCAACCCCTAACGTGGGATCGAATGCTTGATTTTTATATCGGTCAGGCAGGTATTCCACCGGATCAGTTTTGGCGAAACACTTGGAAAGAAAATGCGTTGTTGGGGGAGTCTTGGAGTGTTAATGTAAATTTGAATTGGGAAATGGCACGATATATTTCCACGATGATTGTAAATTCGAATGCCACCAAAAAATCACAAATAATTTCACCTGATAAATTATTCCCGTTGCCACAGGATGTGTATTTGGAGAAAGGCAAACCGAAATCAACACCGGAACAATTCGAGGCATTTTTGAAACAAATTGAAAAAAGTCAATCCAAATAATGGGTTGGCTTTTTTTTTAACTTTACATTATGGCAGAGGAACTAAAAGTACGAATAACCGGTGATTCCACCGATCTTGATTTAGCATTATCAGATGCACAGAAATCATTAGTCGAATTTTCAAAGAAAGCGGCTGATATGGGCAAAACATTGTCCACATATGTCACGGCACCTTTATTGGCAGCCGGTGCGGCATCAATTAAAATGGCATCGGATTTCAATGAATCATTGAATAAAGTTGATGTATCATTTAAAAGTGCATCGGTAGCGGTCACAGATTTCGCCAAAACATCATTGAAAACTTATGGTATTGCATCAGGAACGGCATTGGATATGGCATCCAATTTCGGTGATATGGCAACATCAATGGGATTAGGAGTTGGAGAGGCTGCAAAATTATCGACATCATTAGTTGGTTTGGCCGGTGATATGGCATCATTTAAAAATATTTCAATTGATGTTGCACAAACAGCATTGAATGGAATTTTTACAGGTGAAACAGAATCATTGAAACGGTTAGGTATTGTAATGACCGAAGCCAATGTAAAGGCTTATGCATTTTCACAAGGGATCACAAAGCAATACGATGCAATGTCGCAGGCTGAAAAAGTCATGTTGCGATACCAATATGTGATGTCAGTCACAAAAAATGCACAGGGTGATTTTGCACGAACAAACGAAAACGCAGCCAATCAGATGCGTATGTTTGGCGAAGGTATGAAACAATTGAGTGCTGAAATTGGTCAGGTAATGTTGCCTGCAATTACATCAATTGTACGTGCAGCAAATGGAATGATCACCGGATTTTCCGATGCAAGTAATAGTACAAAAGGTTTTATTGTAACATTGGGATTAATAGCAGCAGCAACAGGGCCATTGTTGTTTTTAGTTGGTACAATTGTTCCGAAAGTCATTGAGGGTTTTAATTTAATGAGTGCTGCGGCAGTCAAATTTAATTTGACTTTAAAAACAGCCGGTGGAATTGCAGGTTTAGCAACATTATTGGGATTAGCAGCAACATCTGCATATGATTATGCCAAAGCATTAAATCCTGATAATAAATTAACAGAGCAGGAAAAAAAGGATGCAAATGCAATAAGAGAGAAAAACAAAGAAATTATTGCATCAATTGAATTGCTTAAAAAGCAAAAAGGAATGGCATCCGGCCCAATAACCGGAATGAATACGGCACAGGGTATTTCAACACAATCATTTGATGCACAAATTGCAGGACAGCAAAAATTATTGGCCCAAAATAATGCATTAATTGCTAGTTTAGAGAAAAAAGGCAAAACAGATGCTGCATTAACAGCACAATCTGATGCAGATGCTAAAAAAGAGCAGGCAAGAATTTCAGCAGCATTAGGAACAAAGCAAAAAGCATGGAAATTAGAAGATGATCATTTGTTGGAAATTCAATTGAATAAATTGAAAATTAAACAATTAGATGATGATATTGCTAAAAAAGAATTAGCAGCGGCTAAATTTTCTGCATTTGGTGACACAAAAAATGTCAAAGATTTACCAACATTTGCCGGTGATTTAGTTAAACATTTTGAAAAATTCCCTGCAATTGGTGAAAAGATCATGGGGATCACAACCAATTTAGGAACATTAAAATCACCATTGTCAGCAATGGATGCAGCAGTCACAGCATCAGTTGCATTGCAAGGTCAGCAATTAGATCAATTACAATTGAAATATGACAATGTAATGCAAACAGGTCAAATGATTTCTGATGTAGCAGGTCAGGCATTTACGGCATTGGGTGATTCAATTGTTCAATCAATGGGATTAGCATCAACAGGATTAGAAGGATTTGCACAGGTAATGATGCAAACATTGGTAAAATTAGGCACAATGGTGATTCAACAAATTATTATGAATCAGGCATCAGCAATGGCATCAGCAATTGCAGGTGCATCGCAGTCAGGAGCAGCAACAGGGCCGGCAGCCATATTCACAACACCTGCATTTATTGCAACGGCAGTTGGTGGTGTATTATCAGCATTTGCAGCGATTCCAAAATTTGCGGCAGGTGGTATCGTATCAGGCCCAACAATGGGTTTGATGGGTGAATATCCGGGTGCAAAATCAAATCCGGAGGTAATCGCACCATTGAACAAATTGCAGGGAATGTTGGATCAAGGCAATGGCGGAGGCGGTGGCCCAATGACAGGTGAATTCGTATTGAGAGGTCAGGATTTAGTAGTGGCATTGCAAAGAGCAGAAAAACAAAGAAATAGAATAGGATAAATATGGCATACGGTGTAAAATATCGGTTGAATTTTGATGATATAAAAGGCAACAAAAGAAAGGTCGAAATCTTTAAAAACGGATATTCAGGTTCCATTTTACCGATGATTGGCACAGGTGAGCCGGTTGAAATAGAGTGGAAAGCAGAGGAGGATTTGTATGAACCATTGATTGGATCATTGTGCAAATTGAATTTATTGGTGACAGATGATGTGACCTATGATGACTTTTATTTGTACGATGAACGTGAATATAAAGTGGTGATTTATTACGAATCATCGGCAGGCAATTGGGCCACATATTGGTCAGGTTGGGTTGTAAACGATCTATATTCTCAGGCATTAGTTTCCACACCATATTCATTGTCAATCACAGCCACAGATAATTTGGGGCAATTAGATGGATATGATACGTGGATGCCGGCAGTTGGAACAGATAATGTCACATTGTGGCAATTTATGTGGAATGCATTGACCAATTTAGGATTGGATTATGACATTTACATCAGCAATGATATAAGGATTGCAACCGATTCAGCATGGAAAAACGTGTTTGATCAAGTGACAATCAAAAAGGTCGGATTTTATCACGATTATTATATAATCAACGATGCAAAAATGACATTGCGTTCAATCCTTATGGGATTCAATTGCCGTTTATTTCAATCATTTGGCCGTTGGTATATCATCAATTGTTCATCTTATGGTGATCAACGAATTATTGCAGGCATTCAGGCAGGCACATACACAGGTTCCGGGATATTAACAGCCAAACAAGGGTTTTTGAATGGTGGATCAGAGGACATAAAATTTTGGATTTATA